CGGGGCTTCCAGATCGTAGCGATCGAGCAGCATCTGCTCGCCCTTCTGATAGTTCTCCAGCCAGGTCAGCTGGACGTGTCCTCGGCCATAATAGATCTCGCCATGCGGTCCGGCCGGTTCGCCGTAAGGTTTGCCCTCGCCTTTGCCATATTCCTCGAGGGGCGACATCAGATAGGCGGTCTCATGGAAGGTCGTGGCTAGAGCGTAAGCCAGCCAGCGGATATCCTGTGTCGGGAACAGACTCTCCCACACATCGAGAAGGTAATTCATACCCGTGACCTGACGCTGCGACAGCACGCCGTAAAACAGCGACTCGCGGATGCTGTCGTAGAACGCCTTGCGGTCGATCGGGATCGTCACAATTTGCCCTTCCACACCCGCCAAGGGGCGGCTTCCGGGCCGTTCAGCCAAGCCTTGAACAGATCCTGATCGTCGGCGATGCCGGCGTGCTGAAGCTGCTCATAGAGCACCTTCGGAATGCGGGCGGCGAGCTTGTTCTCGCCGTGCCGCATCGTCTCCCGATCGCGCTTTATGCCGTCCAGAATCGGTTCGACGTCCTGGCTGGTCTGCACGACCAGCCGGTCCGGGTAGGCGTCGTCGACAATGACGGTTCGAACGACGCCGTCACCGGAGTGATAGCGCCGCCTCGCCTCGCCCACTTACTTGTCCTTGATGCCGTTAAATAACACATGAGCTAGGGGATTACGCATCTCTAACCCCCATTCGACGATGATTAACCTCGTCTCGGCGTCGCCCGACCGGGCCATCAAGTACTGCCTGAAGCTCCTGTAGAACGCCACCGCGGCGTAATCCGGATCGATCAGCAGCGCGAGATCGACCGGCACCCAGCGGCTCGGAATCGCCTTCACCCGGCCGAAATCCGTGGCGATCACGTCGACCGTGCTGACCACCTCGGTCTTGCCGACCAGCACTTGGGTGGTGCTGCGCCCGACGAAGCTCGACACCGTCCGCTTACAGGCCGGCGGCAAGACCCATAAGGTGGGCGAGGCGCCGTTCGTGTAGGCTTTCTGCATCGCGTCGCCGAGCATCTGTTCGGTCAAGACGACCGGGGCGCCTGGAGCGGCGAAGGCGCCGGTCTGGGTGGTCGGCAGACCGGTGGTGATCGTCCCCGGCGCGACGGCGCCGGCCGGCAGGCCGTTCGGGTTGGCGATCGTCGGTTTGTCGTTGGCGCGACCGAGCCAATGGGCGAAGGCTTCGGTCTTGCGGGCGGCCGGCGTGGTGTCGTCGCCGGCGTTACGCTCCTGGCGGGAGCACAGGATCGCCTCCATGTCCGACTTCAGGACCTTCGAGGCCATCGCCATCTGGTGGGCCATCTCGCTGCCCTTGCCGGCGGCGTCGGCTTCCTCCTGCGATCCGGAGACGGTGGCGTCCCGCTTCGAGATCTGCGCCGAATTCTGCACGCGGATGGTCGGGGTCGACAGGCTGTTGGCCAGCTGGAAACCTTCGATCTGGGCGTTGGCAGTGTCGACGATCGGCAGGAATTCTGTCTGCCAGTCGAAGCTCCGGTTTTTGGTATTCCGACGTCGTATCGCCGACATTACTGGAGTATCGAAAGGATCGATGTTGTAAATCGCGTTTGACAGATCTTCTCTGTTACCACGCGCATCATACGTAGTAAAAGCGTTTGTTACCTTCGGCATCGCCGACTCCCGTTGCTAGAGCATTCGTCGAAACACTTCTGTGGCGTCGTCCATACGGCCACTGCTCGCCAAACGGCGCTGTGCATCGTCGAGCCCATTCCGGCGTCCATTCCCGCTGAGGGGGGTAGCGGCGCCGGGAGTCAACGTTCGTCCATGCCCCGGAACGACGGCCTTAGGTCTGGCCGCCGCCATCATCCGGTCGTACTTGCTCGCCTTTCGCAGAACCCGAAGCATCCTCGGGTCATAGATTGTGGCGACCTCATATTCGCTGAACCCCTCCGCCAATGCGGTCTTGCGCATCGAGGCGAGTTCTTTTCGCAGTTCGGGCTCATCCTTGATCTTGGAATTCGCCACGAACACCGAAAACCCATCTACCGCGTATTTCTCCAACCGTCTATCGGACTCCTGCCGGTTGTGGGCGAGCATCAGCTCGCGCTTGCGGCGCGAGGCGTCCAGCTGCCCATAGATCGTCTGGAAAATCTTCTGCTGATAATGCGCACCGGCCGGGTTGACCGAGAACTCCCGGTCCCAATCCGGCTCGGTCGGCGTCAGATTGGTCAGGTCCTCCTCGTAATCGGCGCGGGCTTGCGCCAGCAGGTTCCAGTTGCTCTGCTGCCGGACGGCGTCTTCGTCGAGCGCCATCTTCATGCTGTTCAATTCGGCGACCCGGCGATGGAAGGTCTCCTGCCGGACACAGCCGGCAAGCGCCTCCTCGAGGCTGACCTCATGCGGCCGGCCGTCGATCGTCACTTCGTATTTCTGGCCGCTGTCGGGTTCGGGTTCGTCCTCTTCGGGAACGACCGCTCGCCGCTCGTCGGACGACAGGTTCTCGACGGCGTCGCTGGTTTCTTCGACGTCGTCGTCCTCCGGCTCCGGGCGGCGCGGGGCGCGGCCGTCGGCGACGTCGCGCTCGGTCACCTGGCGCTCGGCGGAGCGCAACGAGGGATTGTCGCCGGCGTCGCGGGTGTCGCCGGTGATCGCGTCGCCTTCGATCGGCCGCAGCCCGAACATCGGCTCCGGACGCTCGCGCGTCTGGACAAACTTGCCGGTCTGATCGCGCGGCCGGCTGACCGGGGCGACTTCCCGGGCGAATTCTTCCGCGGCGACGTCGAGCTCTTCGCTCATGGCTTGCCTCTGTGAATCTTCTGATCGTTGATGAAGGAATTCAGCTGCATCGGGATCGCTTCAAGCGCCTGAAGCTTCAAGGTCAGGCTGATCCGGAGATTATCCTCGGCGGCGGTCATCAGTTCGGCGAACCATTGCCGGCGAAGGGCGAGGACCGCCTCGGTGAAGGCCTTTGTCGACAGGAGGTCCCTGGCGTCCTCGGCGAGTTGACGGCGCGCCTCGGCCGGGTCGGTCATTTCGGCCTCGGCTTGAAGCGGGCGATCTTCTCTTGGCTCTGCCGATCGGCGGCGGCGTTGCGGTCGGCGCTCTGCCGGTCGGCGTCGGAGCCGAGCGCCCCGACCAAGGTCTTGGCGATCCCCTGTTCATGCTGCTGGCCAAGCTGCCGCTCTTGCAAATGATGGCTCGAGGCGAGGCCGGTCATGCTGGCCGAATGCGCCATCGCCGCCTTCTGCTGGGCGATGGCGATGTCGGATTGCGCCTTCTGGGCGGCGAGCTCCTGCTCCTGCTGGGCGCCGGCCATATCCAGCTGGTTCTTCTGGTCCTGGGCGTCGGAATCGTTCTGCGCCTTCATCAGGGTCGCCGCCAGCTTGCCGAGATGCGCGGCGTGCTGGCCGGGCGAGTCGCCCTGCGACTGCTGCAGCTTCTGCAATTCGATCGCCGTCTTGAAGTGCAATTCCTGATGCTTGAAGGAATCTTCCTTCTGCATCTTCTCGGTGTCGAGGTGCTGCTGGGCGACCGCCTTGGCGCTGTCGGCGCGGACCTTTTCGAGTTGCGCCTGCGCGGCGACCGCCATCGGGTCGGGGGTCTTCGGCTGACTGAGGATCTGCTGCATCTGCTGGTCGGTCGGCATCTTGTAATAGCGGCCGACGTTCTTGATGTTGGAGAGGGCCAGCATGTCGGTGATCGTGTTCATGAATTCCGGAATTCCGACGACCGGATTCTGCAATCCGTACTGATTGATGATCGCCTGCTGGTCGGCCTTGATCGCCGCCAGGGCCATCATCCTGACCTGATCGCTGCCCTTGCCGAGATTGTGATTGACCTCGACCGACATCGAGGCGTCGAACGTGCTGGTGTCGTACGGCACGAATTTGCCGCGCACCTTCAGAGTGCGGCGTTGGTTGGGATTTTCACAAATTTCGTTGTAGAGGCCGGTGAACAGGTCTTTGAAGCCGGTTTCCGCCAACACCCTGGCGACCAGTTCGATGCGCTCCTGCGCGCCGTTGATCACCGCCTCGACGCCGAGCATGGTGCTG